CGTCATTATCGCTGCCGCTGACCAGAAGGGCGTACAGACTGCGCTCAAAGATCCCACGCTATTCGTCACGCCTGCAAGCCCAACGGGTCAGGAACCGGCTACGAGTTTCTTCACCTCTGGGCCTTGGAGTACCGGCACGATGGACGAAATGACCGCAAAGTCGTTCCCGTTCAATATCCATGTGCGTGCCCCCGATTGGCAAGTTGCACTCGCGGGTGAGGGGTTGCAGATGATTGTGGTGGAGCAACCAGCGTGATCCCGACAGACAAAATCCTGCACTTCTGCGGCGGGGCGTTGATCTCGCTCGGGGTCACCGTAGTGCTTGGCCCAGTCGCCGGGGTCTGCGCTGCGCTTATCGTTGGCTGCGCGAAGGAGTGGATCTGGGACGCATGGATGAAGCGTGGCAACTTTGAGGCGTGGGACGCCGTGGCGACTACGCTCGGCGGCGTTGCTGTCGCGGTTTTCTACGCCATTGCGCAAAAACTGTAGCCGAAAGCTATTGCAAACCATTGGCTGAAAGATTATAGTAATCGCACAGGGCGATACCCTGGTGCTCAAATTGGAGCAAAAAGCATGTCTGAAGAAGTAGTCAGTTCAGCGGAAGTACCCGCGCCAGAGCAACCCGTCACGGCGACAGTTGCCCCTGAAGTTCAAGCGCCGGAAAGCACGACGCCAGAAGCCGCACCCAAAACCTTCACTCAGGAGGAACTGGACGCAGCGATCGGCAAACGGCTTGCAAGAGAGCAGCGCAAATGGGAACGCGAGCAAGCGCAACGTGCGCAAGCCCCCGCCGCTCCTGTTGAACCCGTAGCGCCCGAGCAGTTTGAGAGTACTGAAGCGTATGTCGAAGCATTGGCAGCGCAAAAGGCTCAAGCCCTGATCGAGCAGCGCGAGCAACAACGGCAGCAGTCCGAGGTGCTTGAAACGTTTCACGAGAAGGAAGAAGAAGCGCGGACGAAGTACGATGACTTTGACCAAGTTGCGTACAACCCCAACCTTCCGATCACTCAAGTGATGGCGCAAGCAATACAGGCGTCTGACGTTGGTCCTGATGTGGCTTACCACCTTGGCGCCAATCCGAAAGAAGCTGAACGCATCTCCAAGCTACCGCCCTTGCAGCAAGCCAAAGAAATCGGCAAGTTGGAAGCCAAATTGGCTGACAGCCCGCCGGTAAAAAAGACTTCAACCGCGCCAGCGCCGATTACGCCTGTCACGGCACGAAACAGCGGCGACGCCTCGTATGACACGACCGATCCCCGGTCGCTGAAAATGTCGATGGCCGAGTGGGCCGCTGCGGATAACGCCCGTGTAGCGAAATTGCTGGAGGCGCGTAACCGCTAACTGCACGGAAACGCTAGGTAATCAAAGTTCTAACCTAGTTTTCCACTTCTAAGGAAATATCATGGCTGGCAATTCACTGTTGACAATCGATATGCTTACGCGCAAGTCGCTGGTCATCCTCGAAAACCACCTCGTCATCTCGCGCAACGTGAACCGTCAGTACGACGACTCGTTTGCCGTTCAGGGTGCCAAGATTGGGTCCACGCTGCGTATCCGCCTGCCCGACCGCGCTTTGGTCACGGATGGCGCTGCGCTCCAGGTTCAGGACGACAACGAGCAGTACACCACCCTCACCGTGTCGAGCCAAAAGCACATCGGCATCAACTTCACCTCTGCCGAACTGACGATGCAGTTGGACGACTTCGCCGAGCGTGTGCTGAAACCCCGTATCTCGCAGTTGGCCTCGACCGTTGACGCTGATGTCGCAAGCGTCTACAAGTCGGTCTACAACTCGGTCGGCACTCCGGGCACCGTGCCCTCGACCTCGCTGGTTCTGCTGCAAGCGCAACAGAAACTCAACGAGTTTGCGACTCCCATGTCGCCGCGCTACGCCACCGTCAACCCGGCTGCAAACGCTGGTTTGGTTGAAGGCATGAAGGGTCTTTTCAACCCGACCGGTACTATCGCCCGCCAATTCAAGAACGGCATGATGGGTGAAGGCGTGCTCGGGTTGGACGAGATCAACATGAGCCAGTCGATCAAGCAGCACACGACCGGCACTGCGGCGACCTCGCCCATCGTGGCGACCACCGTGGCAACGCAAGGCGCGACTTCGCTTGCGATCAGCTTCTCGTCCGGTTCACCCACCTTCAAGGTTGGCGATGTGTTCACCATCGGCAGCGTGTACGCGGTCAACCCGCAGACCCGCGAATCGACCGGCTCACTGCAACAGTTCGTCGTGACCGCTGACGTTTCGGTGTCCTCGTCCACGACCGCCACGTTGAGCGTCTCGCCCGCCATCTACACCGCTTCGCACGCGCTTGCCACTGTGGACTCGTTCCCCGCTGCCAACGCCGTGCTGACGTTTGTGGGCGGTTCGGCTACGCAGTACCCGCAGAACCTCGTCTACCACAAAGATGCGTTCTCGCTGGCAACTGCCGACCTGCTGCTGCCGCAGGGTGTGGATATGGCCTCACGCCAAGTACACAACGGTATGTCATTACGGATCGTGCGTCAGTACGATATCAACAATGACCGGATGCCCTGTCGTGTCGATATCCTTTATGGTTTTTCTGCCATCCGGCCCTCTATGGCTGTACGTTTGTGGGGTTAAGCCCATTGGTATGACACCAACTCAGGTAGGGCGAAAGCCCTGCCAGTTCATCTTTCAAAGGAAATCATCATGGCACTTCCCTCAATCGGTGGCGGTCGTCAACTTGGCGATGGCAACACCAACGAAGTAGTCCTCGGTACGCAAGCAGCCCCCGCAACTGCGGCGGGCAGCGCAACTCTGACCGTTGCCCAACTCCTGACCGGCATCGTTCTCGGCTCGCCGGGTTCGTCTGCTGCCGCCTACACACTACCTACTGGCGCTCTGATGGACGACACGCTCGTGAACGCCAAAGTCGATAGTTCGTTCGACTTCAGCGTTACCAACGTGAACGGTTCTGGCTCGGGTGTTATCACGATGACTGTCGGCACTGGCTGGACGCTGGTCGGTCTGGTGACCGTTGCTGCCACCGCCGGCACGACCGGACGCTTCCGCGCCCGCCGCACCGGCACGGGCACTTGGACGCTGTACCGTCTGTCTTAAACCCAAAGGGCGGGGGCGAAAGCCCCCGTTTTTCAATGCACATATACCTTCGCCATCCGCAGCACGGCAACAAGGTCGCCATTTCAGACATGGAAGTGGCATTTGATGAAAAAAACGGGTGGGTACGCTACAATGCTGACACGCCATCTACGGTTGAAGCCCAAGATGCGGAGCCTGTAAATGCTCTGGTTTCGGCACCAGTGACCTCGCAACGTCGTCGCAGGACTGCTAACTAGGGGGCCGCATGGCTGTCACCGCCACCACCACCGAACTGATTAACGGCGCACTGCGCCTTTTGGGCGTTTTGGCGGAAGGCGAAACCCCTTCGGCGGATACCTCCAACGACGCGCTGACCGCTATGCGGCAGATGATCGACAGTTGGCAGACTGAAGACCTGATGATCTTCAACACGCAGGATCAGGTGTTCAATTGGCCTGCCAGCACCGCCACACGCTCACTCGGCCCCTCGGGTGACTTTATCGGCAACCGTCCGGTTCTGGTGGATGACTCGACTTACTTTCGCGACTCGGGCACGAACGTGTCCTACGGCATCAAGATCATCAACCAGCAGCAATACAACGGCATTGCAGTCAAGACGGTAACCTCCACCTATCCGCAAGTTCTGTGGATCAACATGGAGTTTCCGAACATTACCATGACGGTCTACCCGGTTCCGACTCGTGAACTGGAGTGGCATATTGTTTCTTACGATGAACTGACAAACCCCGTCACGCTGTCCGATACGCTTGCCTTCCCGCCGGGGTACTTGCGGGCATTCCGCTACAACCTGGCGATGGAGTTCGCGCCCGAGTTCGGCGTTGAGCCATCGGCGCAAGTGCAGCGCATCGCGATGACCTCCAAGCGCAACCTCAAGCGCATCAACAACCCCGATGACATCATGGCACTGCCGTATGCGCTGGTATCGCAGCGGCAGAAGTTCAACATCTTTACCTCGAACTATTGATATGCAAACGCCGATCCTCGGACAAGCCTACGTTGCCCGGTCGGTCAATGCCGCAGATAATCGCTGCGTTAATATTTTTGCCGAGGCCGTGCAGGAGGGTGAAACGGCGGCGTTCTTCAACCGCGCGCCCGGCTTGCGGCATCTGCAAGACATCGGCAGAGGGCCGATTCGTGGCCTCTGGGCGCACCAGACGCATGGGGATGACTTCTACGTCGCCTCGGGCAATGAGTTCTACAAGGTGACTGGTCTTACGGCTACGCCCGTCCTGCTCGGTACGATCACGGGCGACGGCCCCGTGTCGATTGCGGATAACGGCACCCAACTATTCATTGCCTGTAACCCCGACGGTTTCATCTACAACGAGGCGACCAATGTCTTCGCCCAGATCACTGACCCGGACTTCGCGGGCGCGGCGACGGTGGCGTATCTGGATGGGTACTTCGTATTCAACCAACCCGACTCCGAAATCGTCTGGGTAACCTCGCTTTTGGACGGTACATCGGTTGACCCGCTGGACTTCGCAAGCGTCGAAGCCTCGCCCGACCTGATGGTCGCGCTCGCCTCCGTACACCGAGAGCTGTGGATGTTTGGCTCCAATTCAATTGAGGTGTGGTACGACGCGGGCAATGCCGACTTCCCTCTCGCGCCAATTCAAGGCGCATTCAACGAGATCGGTTGCGTGGCCGCGTTCTCGGTCGCCAAGCTGGACAACAGCGTTTGGTGGCTCGGGCAGGACGAGCGAGGGCAGGGTATCGTCTACCGCTCCCAAGGCTACGCGGCCAAGCGTGTATCGACCCACGCCGTTGAGTGGCAAATCCAGCAGTACTCAACGCTCACCGATGCGGTTGCCTACACCTACCAGCAGGACGGCCACGCTTTCTACGTCCTGAATTTTCCGACTGCCAACACCACATGGGTCTACGATGTGGCGACAAACCTCTGGCACGAACGCGCCGGGTTCGTCAACGGCGACTTTGTGCGCAGCCGCGCCAACTGTCAGTGCAACTTCCAAGGCAACATTATCGTTGGCGACTATCAGGACGGCAGTATATACACGCTCGACCTGAACAACTACACCGACGACGACCGCCCGCAGAAATGGCTGCGCTCGTGGAGGGCTTTGCCACCCGGCACAAACACGCTCAAGCGTACCACCCAACACAGTCTGCAACTGAACATGGAGACAGGCGTCGGGCTTAACAGCGGGCAGGGCAGCGACCCGCAAGTGATGCTGCGCTGGTCGGACGACAGCGGCCACACTTGGTCGCGGGAGCACTGGACGACCATCGGCAAGATCGGGGAGTTTGGCAAACGCGCCATCTGGCGGCGACTCGGCATG